TACAAATCATTAACAGAAGGTTATGCTGTAATTTATGAATCACATTTCATGAGAACATTCATTCACGTTAGAGATATTGCACGCGTGTTTTTATTTGCAATTGACAATCAAGAGCAAATGAAAAATAATGTATATAATGTTGGGTCTAATAACATGAATTTCTCAAAGAAAGATGTTTGTGAATTAATTAAAACAAAAATATCAGATTCATATTTTAATTATGCAGATGTTGGACAAGATGCTGACAAACGTAATTACATTGTTAGCTATGAAAAAATAAATAAACTAGGGTTTGATACTACTATTAGTTTAGAAACAGGAATTGACGAATTAATTAAAACAATTCCGTTAATCAAAATGAGTAATCCATATTTCAATGTATTAAAATAATATGAGAATAAGTTTTATAATTCCATCTCGAAACAATTTAAAGTATTTGCAACAAGCAGTACAATCAATTACAGACTGTTACGGCGAATCGCACGATATTGTTTTATTAGACGATGCATCTACAGATGGTACTTGGGATTGGATTCAATCTTTAGAGGGCGATCATTTCGTTAAGTATAAAAATCAAGGACCTGATCGAGTAGGTCATACTATTTTATATGATAAAGGGGTAGAATTATCTAGAACTGAAATATTCAGTATTTTGCATGCAGATATGATTACTACAAAAAATCATGTTGCAAACTCATTGAAATATATGAAACCAGGTGTAGTGGTCGCAGCAACCAGAATTGAACCGCCACTACACCCTCCCGGTCCAGAAAAACATGTTCGAGCATTTGGATTTGAGCCTGAAGAGTTTACACGTGATGCATTTTTGTTAGATGTGGAGGCATTGGAACAAGTTAACAAAGATAAGCACACAAACGGGATCTTTGCACCATGGATGATGTATAAATCAGACTTTGAAGCTATAGGAGGACATGATCCTTTATTCGCTCCTATGGAATTAGAAGATTCTGACATTTTTAATAGAATGCATTTAGCTGGATATGAATTAATACAATCAAGAGATTCGTTTGTATATCATATGACGTGTAGAGGTAGTCGATTTAAAGACGGAATTGAAATTGAAGCAGAAATTCCATTGCCTGACGGTACAATTTGGTATAAGCCCAAAGATTCAGAAGAATACAAAGCATTACGTGCAATTAAATTTAGAGAATGGTGGAGAAAATGGGGACAAAATGTTTTACATGATGAACTTATGATGCCTAGGGTATTGCCTAAATATAACATTGCAATTGAAGTTACTAGTTGTAATAGTCAGCTACTAGAATTATTAGAGCCATGGTGTGATCGAATCTATATAGATGATGAAATGGGAGTTCTATTTGCTCATTATTATGAAACAGAACAAAAGAACACGTTATATGATTTAAAGAAACGCATAATGGTATCTAATCACAATGATATCATGGGCGAAAATGATATCGTAGTTAAAATTAACAAAAATTCATTTACTCAGCAAGATTACAATTTAATACAAAACTTATCTGCAATTATACAAGACTCAGGTGAACTAGGAACATTTAAACTAGGTAATTTAGAAATTACAATCAATCATCTAGAGACATACGAAAAAAATCTCATTAATATCGAATAAAACCATATTTATAATAAAGTTACTCTTAAGAACAAGTTACGCCATTAATAATTTATAAAAAAGGAATAAAATGGCAACAAAAGGATTTAAGCAGATCTTTAAAAACTCAAACGATTACAATGAAAAAACTATCATTGGATTTATGTCTTTCGCAGTAATGACATTAGCAATGATTGTTGATTTAGTAACTGGTTACTTTGGTAATGAGTTGAAACTTAACGAATACATTTACAATTCATTTGTGATTGTTACTTTAGGTAGTTTGGGTATTGCAGGTTTAGAAAAATTTGCAGGTAAGAAATCAGCTAGTTCAGACGAAGCTTCTGAGGAACTTTAATTATAAATAAAGGTTTTCAATGAGTTTAAAAAGTTTACAAGAACGAGCAGGCGTAGCAGCAGACGGAGCATTTGGTCCAGGCACACTAAAAGCAGCAATGGGTTTGTTAAAATTAACGCCAGTTAGAGCAGCACACTTCTTTGCACAGACAGCCCATGAAACGGGTGGATTCAAAGCATTTGCTGAGAATTTGAATTATTCAGCTCAAGGCTTGCAAGGTATCTTTGGAAAATATTTCCCAGGAACTTTAGAAGAATCATATGCACGTAATCCTGAAAAGATTGCTAATCGTGTTTATGCAGACCGCATGGGTAATGGTAATGAAGCTTCAGGAGATGGCTGGAAATACCGCGGACGTGGTGCATTACAATTAACAGGTAAAGCTAATTATGAAGCATTTGCTAAATACTTAGGAAATCCGGAAATCGTAACAAATCCGGATTTAGTAGCAACAACTTATGCATTTGAATCAGCAATGTTTTTCTTCGACAAAAACAAATTGTGGGACATATGTGATAAAGGAGTTAGCAAAGAAACAATATTGGCGCTTACAAAAAGAATCAATGGTGGAACGCACGGATTAGCAGATCGCGAAGAAAAAACATTCAAATATTACGGATACGTAAAATAAAAGAATAAGTTATGAAAAACAATACAATTGATATACAATATCGCGATGACAATTCAGGTGAAAGAGTTGCAGATATATTTGGACTAGTAAGTGTAAGACTAGCAGCATACGAAAATGGAAATGCTATATATACATCAGATGAGTTAGGGTATACTAAGTTTGTAACAAATGAATCCGGCGATGCAAAGATAGAATTAGCTGATGTATTGATGTCTAATATGAAGATGTCACAAATATTTTCTGGCATGTATGGTAAGAAATATAGTTTAGGTATTAGGTTAACTATTTCAACACAAGCAACAGAGTATTATAAACCACTTGTTCAGATATTAAATTTAACTGAAGTTGAGTGGTTTAATAAACCATTTGAATTTAACGGAATTAATTACGTTGATAAAAATGATTCATTTTATTTAGGATTATTAGCTGATAGGGTAACTAATGTTAAAGAGCTAGTTTCAAAAGTTAAAGAATCTGAATTAAAATATCTAGAAGCTAAAGCTGTATATGAAGCTGAAGTTAAAAGCAATGTTGATTTAGAATTAGACCGATCCGCTGATTATGAACCGCCAACATTTCGAAACATTGTTACTCGTATTTTAGAATTTCAAAAAGGGACATTACTTCCAGCTATAGAATATACTAAAATAGCAAAATTAGAATCAGAGCAAAAACGTTTAGATATTGTAAATAATATTTTTAATGTATTGTTACAAAGTTACCCGGATATTACAATTGACGATGGCGAAGGAATGCCATATAATAACAACTAAAGGAAAAAGATGCAATTAAGCGAACATCTATCATTAGCAGAAGTAACACGTAGTGAAACTGCAAAAAGAAAAGGGGTTTCGAATATGCCAACAGAAGCGCATATTGCAAACTTCAAATTATTAGCAGAAAAAGTTTTTGAACCAATCAGAAATCATTTTGGCAAAGCAATACACATATCTTCAGGATATCGTTCAGCAGCTTTAAATAAAGCAATTGGTGGCGCAGCAGGCTCACAACATTGTTCAGGCGAAGCAATTGATATTGATATGGATGGACATGCTGGTGGTGTTACCAACAAAATGGTATTCGATTATATCAAAGACAATTTAGAATTTGACCAATTGATTTGGGAATTTGGAACAGATGCAAATCCGGATTGGGTTCATGTATCTTATGAGTCTACGGGTAAACAACGTAAACAAATTCTAAAGGCAGTTAAAAAGGGTGGTGCAACATCTTACGTACCTTATAAATAAATTTAAAATTACAAAAAATGATGAAAACAGCCGCAACAGCATTTACAATTGGAATAACAACGACCATGACGTTCATTGGTACATATTTTTATAATCTAACAATGGATTACGCTGATCAATATTTGGCGTTGATTGCAGTAGTATTGTTCGACGGTTTTTTCGGAATTATAGCAGGAACTAAACGAGAGGGCTTTCAAACGTGTAAGGCCCTAAAGGTTCTACGTACAGCAGTTACATGGGTCGTACTCTTAACAGTGTTATTATTAGTCGAAAAAGGTTTTAAAGGTACGTCATGGTTG